GGCGAGTCCCGTAATGATGCCGATCAAGCCGAAGCCGATGCCGATGAGTCTGGAACTGCCGGCTGCGCCGGCGGCGCATAAGTGGGAACCGGGTGTTTGTTTGAGCCTTGCGAGAGAAGGATGCACGCACTGTGACGGCCTCGGGATGAGCAACCGGCGCGGCTATACGAATCAGCCCTGTAATTGTGTCCTTCGCAAGGTTTTTCGCGTTTGCTTCGGCAAGTACCGGGTGATCCAGATGGACGCCTCAATGAGCCAGGCGCGGATGGAGCGGATCGGGCTTTCCAATGAATCGCGGTTTGTGTTCGGGCGCAAGCAGGAAGAGTTTGCGGCGGACTTCTTTCTCATCAGCCAACGGGTGCTGAAGACGTTGCCGTTGCAGTGGGCCATCTTCCGCGCACACTGGCTCCAGGGACAGGACTGGAAGGCGTGTTCGAAGCGGTTCGGCATGGACCGCGGGACGTTCTTCCATGAGGTGTATCGAATTCAGTCGCGGCTCGGCCGCGCGTTCTGCGAAGTGAAACCGTATGCGATTTACCCGTTGGGTGAATACTTCGGCGGCGTGATCGGGCGCGATGGCGAAGTGAAGAATTCCCAGCAGGTGGGGAAGCACGTTCTGGCGAAGCGGATCCACCGCTTATTGCCTCCCATGAAGCTGAAACCCGTGATTCAGATGCCGGGGAAACCCGATATGCAGTTGCCGGAGGCCGCATGAACGACGCCCAAATCGCTATCGGTGTTTCGGCGATCGCTCTTATTGGGCAGGCCGTGAACGCGTGGCTGAAGCTCAAAATGCGCGCGGACCTTGCCGAGTTCGAAGGGCGCATCGTGGACCGAATCGAGAAACGGTATATGCCTCGCGAGACGTTCGAAGTGGAGCTTCGGCGCGTGGAACAGGCGTGCATAATCCGGCACGCCTCTAACTAAACCAGTGTGGATCGTCCTACCCAAATCAACGTTCTCAGCCTGTGCGCCGGCGTCGGAGGCCTCGATCTCGGAATCGGCCTGGCTGTTCCCGGTGCTCGCACGGTCTGTTTCGTGGAAAACGAAGCAACTGCCGTTGAAAAGCTGGCAGCGCGTATGGAAGACGGAAGCCTCCATGAGGCGGCTGTTTGGAGCGATCTTAAGGCCTTCGATGGCCGCGCGTGGCGCGGAATCGTGGATATCGTCGTTGCTGGCTACCCGTGTCAGCCGTTCAGTTGCGCCGGGAAACAGCGCGGGGCGAAAGACCCGAGGCACCTCTGGCCGCATGTTGCGCGCGTCATCAGGGAATGCCGGCCTTCGGTTGTGTTCCTCGAAAACGTCGAGAACCATCTGCGCATCGGCTACGAACAGGTGCGCGGAGAGCTTCGCGGACTTGACTACGAGGTTGAGGAAGGAATCTTTAGCGCGGAGGAAATCGGCGCGCCTCATCTTCGCAAGCGGCTTTTCATTCTGGCCTACAGCGACCGCGCAGGACTCGAAACATGCCACGAATTCGCCGGGGCAGGCGGATCGGAAAGCGCTGGTGATCGAAGCTTTGAACTGGCCGACGCCACGGAGCGAGGACGCGGAGAGTTGCGGGAATCATCCGGGTTCGACGGATTCGTTGACGGGTGCGACTCGGAACTGGGGAACGCCGCGGAATCCGACGAACAGCGGGATTGGACAGGAGAGTCCGACGCGCGGCTCGCGGATCGAAGACCAGGTGCGGAACTGGAAGACGCCGCACGGGATGGGGAACACGGATCGGTTCGGGAAGACGGCGGGCGGCGGCGGGGAGTTCGCGAAACAGGCGATGAACTGGCAGACGCCGAAGGCGCGCGGGGACGATTACAGTCCGAACGCGAAGCCGGAACACGGCGGCGGACACAGTCCGGGGGCTCAGTCCAGGAAGTGGCAGACCCCGGCAACGGACTCGTTTCGATCACGCGGCGGCGATCGGGTGGACGAACCGGGACTCGACCAGCAGGCACGGAGCTGGCCGACGCCGAACGCTCACGATGCGGGCGGCTCCAGGGGGAAGGGCTTCGAACTGACGGACGGTCACACGAAGCCGCACGATTTGGTGACGGTGGCGAAGATATGGCCGACGCCTACGACGTTGACGGGCGGCGCGCGGAAGACGACGGCGAAGCACGAAGGCGGGGTGGATTTGTCGGAAGCGACCGCGTGTTTCCACCAGGACCTGACGACTTCGACGGGTGGCGTGAACTTCTCAGATGGGACGCCACGCTTGAACCCGCGCTTCGTGGAAATGCTGATGGGGCTTCCTCTCGGGTGGACAGACTCCGCGCATGTGGCAACGGAGTCGTACCGCTGGTGGCGGCTTACGCATTCCGCAGCCTTACGCGCTCTGCTTTCGCGCGATGGGATCTCTTTGACGGTGTGAAGCGGGCCGCATAGGGTCTCTCCTGGGCGGCGGGTCCTTCCCGGCTCGACCACCCCGGCGGGTAGTTAGATGGCACATTTTTCCTAGCGACAGCGAATTTAAGGCGAAGACGGTAACTACATGGGGCGAATGGTCAACCGATCGGAGCTGGCCGAAACTTTCGGCGTGGCTCTCAGCACCGTTGACCTCTGGGTCAGCCAGGGAATGCCTTGCGTATCGCGTCCGGAGCGGCGTGGCGGCACCGGCTACCAGATCGACCTCTCCGCGGTCCTGGAGTGGCATCGCGAGCGTGAGCGGCAGAACGCGCTGGGCGAAATCGCAAAAGTAGACGAACAGGAAGCGCGCCGGCGCAAGCTCACGGCCGAGGCGTCCCTCGCCGAGCTGGAGCTGCAGGTCAAACAGGGCCTGGTCGCGCCGATCGCCGAAGCGGAAAAGGCGTGGGCGGCGATGGTGGCAGCCTGCAGGTCGAAGCTCCTCAGCCTGGGCAACAAGCTGGGGCCGGTACTGGCGTCGATCCCCGAAGCGGCCGAATGTCAATCCACGATTGACACGGCTGTACATGAAGGCCTCAGCGAACTGAGCGGTTTTGAATATGTCATCGCGTCCGACCCTGAACCCGAGCAGCCTGCTGAACCTCAAATCAGCGATCGGGCGAGTAGCACGGATCTGGGCGCCCCCGCCGCGCCTCACCGTAAGCCAGTGGGCGGACGCAAAACGAAAGCTAAGCCCCGAAGCAAGCGCTGAACCCGGCAAATGGGACACGGCACGCGCTGAATACCAGCGCGGCATCATGGACGCCATCAACGACCCCGCGGTCGAAGAAATCGTCGTCATGTGTTCGGCGCAGGTGGGCAAAACCGAGATCGCCAACAACACGGTTGGCTATTTCATGGATCAGGACCCCTCCCCGATCCTCCTGCTGCAGCCGACGCTGGACATGGCGGAGACCTACAGCAAGGACCGCCTCGCCCCGATGCTTCGGGACACCCCCTGCCTGCAGGGGAAGGTGAAGGATGCGCGAAGCCGCGATAGCGGCAACACGCTCCTCCATAAGACGTTCCCCGGCGGACACCTCACGATGTCTGGCGCGAATTCGCCGGCGTCTCTGGCCTCGCGCCCGATCCGCATCGTGATTTGCGATGAAGTCGATCGATACCCGACCAGCGCTGGCACCGAAGGCGATCCCGTGGACCTCGCGCGCAAGCGCACCACCACGTTTTGGAATCGCAAGATACTGCTGACTTCGACACCCACGGTGGCGGGCCTCAGCCGGATCGAAGCGGCCTTTGAGGCCACCGATAAACGGCGCTTCTTCGTGCCGTGTCTGGCCTGTGGCGAGTTTCAAACGCTGGTCTGGTCTCAGATACTCTGGGACCCCGGCAAACCTGATACCGCGCGCTACAAGTGCGCTCACTGCCCATCCCGATGGGGCGATGCCGCGCGGTGGCGCGCGGTTCGTAATGGCAAATGGCGGGCAACCGCCCCGTTCGCCGGCATCGCCGGTTTCCATATCTGGGAAGCCTATTCGAGTTGGGTAAAGCTCGCCACCATCGTTGAGGCGTTCTTCAAGGCGAAGGACTTCCCCGAGCGCTTCAAAACGTGGGTCAACACGTCGCTGGGCGAAACCTGGCAGGAAAAGGGCGAAGCCCCGGACTGGCAACGCCTCTACGAACGCAGCCGCGGCGCGCCCTACAAGCAGGGAACCGTCCCGCGCGGCGCCGTGTTCCTCACCGCCGGCGTCGATGTCCAGAAAAACCGCCTGGAGTGCCAGGTCGTCGGATGGGGCCGCGGCAAACAGAGCTGGCTGGTGGACTACGTCGTCTTCGAGGGCGACACCTCCCGGTCGGAAGTCTGGCTGCAGCTCACCCAGTTCGCCGGTTCGATGTACCGGCATGAGTCCGGCCTCGAAATGGGAATCGCGCGCCTCGCGATCGATTCCGGTTTCGCCACGCAAGAGGTTTACGCCTGGGCGCGGCAACAAGCTCCGGGCCGAATTCTGGTCGTCAAGGGCTACGAACAGGGAAGCGTCCCGATCGGGCAGCCTTCCACGGTCGACGTCAACTACGCCGGGAAACGCATCGCCAACGGGATGCGCGTCTGGCCGGTTTCGACCAGCATTCTGAAATCCGAGTTGTACGGATGGCTCCGGCTCGATGCGCCGAAAGAGGGCGAACCCGTCCCCGGCGGCTTCTGTCACTTTCCGGAGCTGAACGAAGAATTCTTCCAGCAGCTCACCGCCGAACAGTGGATGACCCGTGTAGTGAAGGGTTTCCGGAAGGGCGAATGGGTCAAGATGCGCGAGCGAAACGAAGGCCTCGACACTCGCATTTACGCCCGCGCCGCGGCTTCCGTGGTGGGGCTGGATCGCTACACAGAGAGCGCATGGGACGCGCTTGAACAACAGTTCGCGGGAGCGGAGCCTTCTTCCCCTTCATCCTCCTCCACTCCCGCACACCCGCCGTCCGCACCGTCCGCCCCCCCTTCCCCCTCCTCGGGCGGGCAGCGCGGCAACGGCGGGTGGCTCAATCGCGGCGGACGCCCCTGGCTCGGGCGCCGCTAGGGACGTAAAGACAGTCGGCGCAACGGGGCGGCGACTGTCTCAAACAAAGGAATCGCCTCTTTTATGGCTTACACAACTTCCCAGCTTCAGGCGCTGCAGGACGCAGTCGCCAGCGGCACGCTCAGCGTGGAATTCGAGGGCAAAAAGGTCACCTACCGCTCCCTCGACGACATGCAGCGCGTGATCGCGATTATCCAGGCGGACCTCGGCACGCCGGCGCCCACGCGCTTCAGCCTCACGGGGATGAAACGCGGATGAGAGAGAAGAACCCCCGACTCAACTGGGTCGACCAGGCCATCGGCTTCTTCGCTCCGGAGGCAGGCCTTCGCCGCGCCCGCGCTCGGGCCCTTTCCGGCGTCCTCCTGAACTACGAAGGCGCGAAGATGGGCCGACGCACCGAAGGCTGGATTACCTCCGGCACTTCGGCGAACGCCGAAAACTGGCCAGCGCTCGCCCCGCTCCGGAACCGTTCGCGAGACCTGGTCCGCAACAATCCCCTGGCGTCGAAAGCCCTCAACGTGATCGTGGCGAATGCCGTTGGTACCGGCATCATTCCCCAGGCGCGAACCGGCGACCCGGCCACCAACGCGAAGCTCGACGCCGCCTTCGCCCGCTGGTCCGAACAGTGTGACGCGGACGGGCAGTTGGAGTTCTACGGCCTGCAGGGCCTCATCGCCCGTTCCATCGTCGAAAGCGGTGAATGCGTGATCCGCTTCCGCAACCGGCGCCCGCAGGACAACCTCGATATCCCGTTCCAGCTGCAGGTGCTCGAACCGGACTTTATCGATTCGAACAAAACCGCCTACGCGAATCCCTCCGGAGGCCTCACCATCTCCGGCGTGATCTTTGACAAGATCGGCCGGCGCACCGGCTACTGGCTTTTCAGCCACCACCCCGGCGATATCGTCCCCATCGTCCCGAGCAGCTTCGTCAGCAACGTGGTGGACGCGAAAGACGTACTCCACGCCTACCAGAAAACGCGGCCCCAGCAAGTCCGCGGCGTGCCGTGGATGACGCCGATCATGCTTCGCCTTCGGGACGTTGACGACTACGAGGACGCGGAGTTGGTCCGCAAGAAAATCGAGGCCTGTTTCGCCGCTTTCGTCACCCAGGCGGACGACAACGGTATGCAGCTCGCCCCAGCTCACACCGACGCGAAGGGCAACCGGATCGAAAGCTTCGAACCAGGCATGATTGAATACCTGAAATCGGGCGAACAGGTCACCTTCGCCGAACCGGCCGCGAGCGCGGGTTACGCGGAATACATCCGCACCCAGCAGCGCGCGATCGCCGCCGGCATCGGCGTCACTTACGAACAGCTCACCGGCGATCTTTCGCAGGTCAACTATTCGTCCTACCGCGCCGGACATCTCGAATTCAACCGGCTGATAGAGGGCTTCCGCTGGCACACCGTCATCCCGATGGTCCTGAACCCCATCTGGCGCCGCTTCATTGATACGGCGGTTATTACCGGCCTGATTCGGGAGCCGAACTACGGCGTGGAGTGGACAACCCCGACTTTCGAGAGCGTGGATCCGCGCAAGGACGCCGAGGCGCAGCTCATGCGGATCCGCTCTGGCACCCAGACCCTCATGGACGCGATCGCATCTCAGGGCAACGACCCGGCGAAGCAACTCGAACGCATCGCTGAAACCAACAAGCTGCTGGACAAACTCGGGCTCATCCTCGACAGCGACCCGCGAAAGACGGGCGCGGCGGCAGTTTCTCAGGAGGAACAAAGTGGCAACGGAAACGGCAACGGCAACCAAAACAACTGACTCGCTGGCAGCTCAGGTCGACGAACTCGGAGCGCTCGAAAAGGAATTCGCGCCCCACGCCTTCAAGGCGCGGCGGATTGAAGAGCTGAGAAAGGCCATACGCGCTCAGTACGACGATCTCTCCGCCTTCGAACAGTTCGAAGCGAAGGGCAAGCGCTTCACGGTCCTGCTGGGACCGCGCGGCGCGGAACGGCGCGTGAACAAGTTCCGCCTCCTGAAGGCGATCGGCTCGAAGGCCTTCGCCGCCGTCGCTTCGGTGACCCTCAAAGCGCTGGAAACCGGCGTCTCTCCGGAGATCGCCGCCACCGTGATCGATACGGACCGAACCGGCGCGCGCAATCTCCGAATTTTCGAGCTGGGCAACCCCAGCTAAGGACAAAACGTGGAAAAGAAACCACCGATTACACAACTCGAACTACTGGCGGCGGACATCACGCCGAACTCGGCCGACAAGGAAAGCCGGACGGCGACGATGCGCTTCTACACCGGCGCAAGCGTACAGCGCACCGACTATTTCAGCGGCGAAAAGTACAACCTCGCGTTCTCAATGGACCCGGCGCATGTGGACCTTTCGCGACTCAATGGCGGTGCGCCGCTTCTGAACGCTCACCAAAGCTATGACATCGGGGACCAGCTCGGCGTGGTCACCAAGGCGTGGATCGAAAACGGCGTCGGTATGGCCGACGTCAGGTTCAGCCAGCGGGACGGCGTGACCGATGTCTGGAATGACGTGGCCAGCGGCATCGTGCGCAACGTCAGCATGGGCGCCGCGATTCACAAGCTGCAGGACGTGACGCCGGACGATGCGGACGATTCCGCAATGAAAAGTTATCTCGCAGTGGATTGGCAGCCGATGGAGATTTCCCTCGTTCCGATCCCGGCGGATGGGGGAGCGGGCTTCCTTTCGCATCAGGAAGTCATTCCCAACGTAAACAAACGGGCTACAGCCCCTCAGGAGAAAAACATGGAAGAAAACAACGTGGTCGATGTGGCTCGTTTGACAAACGAGGCCATCACGGCCGAACGGCTTCGCGTCAGCGAAATCCGAACCGCGGTTCGCACCGCAAAGCTCGATGAAACCCTGGCCGATCAACTGATCGACGCCGGTACTGGCGCCGATGAGGCGCGCCGTCAGGTGCTCGCCAAACTGGCCGAGCGCACCGCCGCAAATCCTTCGCGCAGCAATGCCGAAGTGACCCGCGATCAGGCCGACACACGCTTCGCCGCCGTAACCGCCGCGATGCTCCACCGGCACAACCCGGCTCAGTACAAGCTGGATGACGCAAGCCGTCAGTACCGCTCGATGTCCCTCATGGAAATCGCCGTGGAAATGCTCTCTTCGCAGGGCAAGAACGTCCGCGGG